GTGTTCATGCGTATGGCTACGCAGTGGAACACGGGCGTCAACGGAGCTGTTGGTCTTCACTACCCGAGTCTGGAATGGCTCTGTAAGCTGTATGCAGTAAAGGATCCTGTTGCCATTTTTGAAGGCGTACAGGTGATGGAACTGACCGTTCTGCAGACGCTCAACAAGGACAAGTAATGGCAGTCTCGCAAGCCACTGAACTGAAGATCCTTGTCAAGACAGCTGGTGAGAACAACCTCGACCGGCTGTCTAGATCTCTGGGCAATATTGGGAAGAACACTGTTGATACCAATTTCAAGTTTGATAAATTTTCGCGTTCGCTATTAAGAACTGAGCAGGCTTCAAGCAAAAGCATTAACACGTTGCGTAGCTATGCGGCTTCATGGCGTGAAGTTGCAAACAGCGTTGATATCGCAAGCGTCCAATTTAAGAAAGCAACTGCAGAGGCTGAACGTTTAGAAAAACAAGTTGCTGCTGCGCAAGGGAAACGGGGTAGGGGTCGTCTTGCTCAGGGCGCCCAGATTGCTGGTGCCGTAGGTGCTGCTGGTATTTTTGGCGGTCCTGAAGGGGCAATTGGAGCTGGTATTGGTGCAGTAGTTGGCGGTCCCCTTGGTGCAGCAACTGGCGGCGCAATCGGTGCGCAAGTTGGTCAAATCAGGCAGGCTTTAGGTGCAACTGCTGATTACGCGGCAGGTTTGCAAAAGCAACGATTAGCGCTTCAACTGGTAACCAAAGATGCCGACGAATATCAACGTGCGCTGAAATTTATCTCAACAACAAGTAGGCAATTAGCGATACCGCAAGATATCCTTACTCGTCAATTTACAAAACTTTCGGCTTCTGTTATCGGTGCAGGTGGCGACGTTGCCGATACAGAAAAAGCTTTTAAAGGCATTGCTGCAGGTATTCGCGGTACAGGTGGAGATTTGCAGGATTTGGATTCTGCGTTGACTGCAACAGCGCAGGTGTTTAGTAAAGGCAAGGTATCTGCAGAAGAATTACGTCAACAAATTGGCGAGCGTTTGCCTGGTGCATTCACTTTATTTGCCGAGTCACTGGGCAAAACTCCAGCAGAACTAGACAAGGCACTTGAACGAGGCGAAGTAAGCCTGCAAGATTTCCAAACATTTGCTGTCAAGCTATTTAAAGAATACGGTGCTTCTGCCGAAATTATTGCTCAAAGCCCTGCTGCAGCTGGGGACAGGCTTAAGACCGCACTGTCAAACCTTTCTGATTCTGTAGGCACATTGTTGCAGCCAATTGGCGCGGCGTTCCAATCAACGTTTGCCGATATTGCCAACGCAATTGCTGGCGCTGCAAAAGCATTGAACGACTTCTTTGGCATTGCAGGTGGGGCAAAATTACGCAAATTAAATGAAACAATCAACAAAGAAGTAGAAAATTTGACAGAGCTGAAGCAACAGCGAACTGACAGACTTCAAAATTTAACTTTGACTGAAGAGGCAAAAGGTATTAAACCGGACACTACTTTTGTAGATAGAGCAATTCGCCAAGGCGAAGCCAGACTCAAAAAATTAACTGACGAATATTACAGCCTGCAGGCAGTTGACCGAGCGATAGCAAGTGGGCAAAGGGATAAGCCGAAAGGTTTGCCAAGCGCTGATTTGAGCGGTGGCGACAAAGGTTCACAACGAAAAACAGCATCACTTAGTAAGGAGCTTTTAGATCTTGCAAGACAGCGCAACGAAGCAGAAAGAGCTGGGCTAGAAATTGAAGCGCTTAAATTTAATTTTTTATACAAAGAACAGCAAATCAGGGAACAGCTTGCTGCTAAAGCTATTGATCGCAATACCGCCCTTGAAAAATCTGACAATAATCGTCTGGCATTGGAAAAAGGAATAGGTCGCTTGTTGTCTGATCTTCCTGATCGGTACAGAAAAGCTGTAGAAGAGCAGAAAAATCTTAATCTTTCTATTGAAGATCAAGCAATCAAACTGGGCGTAATTACGCAACAAGAAGCAAAAATACTGGAGGCGACAAGACAGCTGCAGGAACTAGAACCACTGCGTGCATTAATTTCGCCAGACAAATTAGAGCTATTTGATCGAGTAATTGCAAAGCTGAACAAAATTAAAAATTCGACTTCAAATTTTGGCCAGCAGTTGGCTCAAAGTTTTGCATCTGGCGTTAGCTCAATGGGTCAATTAGCCCAAAACCTTGGCGCATCATTAGCAAATGCTTTTTCTGGTTTAGGTGATCAATTTGCCGAATTTATTACGACTGGAAAAGCTAATTTTGCTGACTTTACGCGATCTGTTTTGGCTGATTTAGCCAAAATATTTATTCGTTTTGCTATGTTCAGTGCCCTGAAGTCGCTTGTTCCAGGTGACAGTTCTTTGGGAAAATTTCTTGGTTTTGCCAATGGCGGCATCATGACCGCTAACGGTCCAATAGATCTCAAGCGTTACGCAACAGGTGGTATCGCCAACAGTCCGCAATTGGCAATGTTTGGTGAAGGCAGCATGCCTGAGGCTTACGTTCCCTTGCCCGATGGACGGACAATCCCCGTCACCATCAAAAACGGCTCCGCTGGTACCACTAATGTTGTTGTAAACGTTGACGCAGGCGGCAGCAGCGTACAAGGTGATGCTGGTCAAGCACAAGCATTGGGCAAAGCTGTGTCAGAAGCCGTTCAAGCTGAGATAATCAAGCAGAAGCGTCCTGGCGGTCTTCTTAGCTAACAGTCATGGCAACCTTCTCTTATACACCTGACTTTGATGCCTCTGAATCAAGGCGTCCGAATGTAAGGCGTGTTCAATTTGGTGATGGATATGAACAGCGTTTGGCATTTGGATTAAACACCCAGCCTGCTGAATGGCGTTTGACTTTTAAAAACCGAACCGATACTGAACGGAACAACATCCGTGACTTCTTAGAAGCACGTGGTGCGGTTGAATCGTTTGACTGGACACCACCAGGCGGAAGTGCAGGTAAATGGGTATGCGATGAATGGTCAACAACTTTAGTTGCCGGAAATATCAACACAATTCAAGCCACTTTTCGCCAAGTTTTTGAGCCCTGATGGCTATCCCGGTTTCCGAGCTACAAAAGGTCAACCCAAGCAGCATCATTGAGCTGTTTGAGCTGGAACTTGTCACCGCATTGCACGGCGTCAACACGGTGTACCGCTTCCACGCCGGAAGCAATATGAATGCCAACGGCGAACTGGTCTGGAAAGGCAATGCCTACCAGCGTTTTCCTGTTGAAGCCGAAGGTTTTGAGTACACCGGCAACGGTCAACTGCCGCGCCCCAAGATTCGCGTCAGCAACTTACTCGGCACGATCACTGAAATTTTATTGACGGTCAACACCACCACCGCTGGTAACGACCTCAACGGTGCCAAGTTGACCCGTATTCGCACACTGGCACGATACATCGACAACGCCAATTTTGACGGCGGCTCTAACCCTTACGGAACACCAGACCCCACAGCAGAATTCCCGCAAGAGATCTACTACCTCGACCGCAAAGTCACTGAAAACCGCGATGTTGTTGAGTGGGAATTAGCAGCTGCATTCGACTTGGCTGGTGTGCGAGCCCCCAAGCGCCAGTGCATCAACAATCGTTGTCAGTGGGTGTATCGCGGAACTGAATGTGGTTATGCCGGTGCCCCGATTGCCGACGAGAATGACGTCCTGCTTGATGGTGTAACAGATTCACCCGAAGCGGTTGCGTATTACGCCGCTAAGGATGCATTTGAAGCAGCCAAGCAACCTCTTGCAGATGCGGAGGCCGCACTGAACAGCGCAACAAATACATTAAACGATGTCTCTGGAACGTGGTCTTTAATGGAGACGCGCTATTTGAGACTAGGATTTACTGCAGATTATTATGTTCGCGGACCTAAATACACTATTTTCGGTCCTGCTAGAGGCACCTATATCGGGGTCTGGAATGGAGCAACAGTGACATTAGGGGACACGTACAGAAGGGGTAAATTAAGGGCAACAGACGAGTCCGCCAATCGTCTAGGCAGCGGCACATTCTCGTGGTTTGAGATTGAGAGGTGGGCTCTTGATACCACCGCCATATCCGACGCGCAGGCTGCTTACGACTCTGCCTTATCGACGTACAACACAGCAAAATCAAATTACGACAGCGCCGAATCAGCGCTAGCAACAGCCTTCGATGCTTGGAGAACCTCTCCGCCGTACCAAGGTCAGCTTGATGCCATTGGCGATGTATGCGGAAAACGCTTGAGTAGCTGCAAGCTGCGTTTCGGTGAGTTAGCTGATCTTCCTTTTGGAGCATTCCCTGGCATTGGCACCTTCTTCACATGAGCTGGAAATCCGACGCGCTTGAGCACGCCAAGGTTGACTGCCCCCGTGAAGCTTGCGGCTTACTCGTGGTGGTCAAGGGTCGCAGGAGGTATTGGCCGTGCAAAAACTTGGCAGCCAATGCGTCCGAGATGTTCATTCTCGATCCTGACGACTGGTGCGCCGCCGAGGATGCGGGCGAAATCGCAGCGGTCATCCACAGTCACCCGTTCACGCCGCCCACTCCAAGCCAGGCAGATCGACTGGCCTGTGAAAAATCCGGTTTGCCTTGGCACATCGTCAATCCGAAAACGGAGCAATGGGGCACCTGTAAGCCTGAGGGTTTTCAAGCACCGCTGATCGGGCGTGAGTGGGTGTGGGGCGTGACCGATTGCTGGACGTTAGTGCGCGACTGGTATGGCGAACACGGGCTGACGCTACCGGACTGGGACCGACCGATCACGCCAGAGCAGTTCGAGCAAGCCCCCATGTTTGATGACTGCTGGCGCGATGCTGGATTTGCGCCTTTGACAGAGGATCAAACGTTGCAGCGAGGTGATGCTGTGCTGATGAGCATCATGGGTTCCGGCCTAAATCACGTTGGTGTGTACCTAGGCGATCAGATGCTTTTGCACCACATTCGGGGTCGTCTGTCCAGCAGGGATATGTACGGCGGCTGGCTTCAGAAATGCACAGGAAGACTTTTGCGACACGCCAACGCAGATAAACTGACGGGAGGACGAGGTTGACGATGCTCAGGGAAATCCGGGTTTATGGCCGCCTCGCCAAGTTTCTTGGTCGCCGCACGTTCACCGCTGCTGTCGATTCAGTAGCCGACGCCATGCGGTTTTTGCTGGCAAACTTCCCCGAACTGGAAGGTCACATGTCCGACCAGCACTACCGGGTAAGCGTCGGAAAACACGATTTAACCGAAGAGGAGATAACGCATCCAGTAGGGCAGCAAGTGATCAAGATTGTGCCAGTTACGGCTGGTGCCGGATCCACAGGTGTGCAAATTCTTACTGGTATTGCTCTAGTTGCGGCTGCAATTTTTATTCCGGGGTTAGGTTTTGGACTGGCCGGTTCTACGGTCACAGCGGTCGGTTTTGTTGGCGCCAGCCTTATCCTTGGCGGTGTCGCCCAGATGCTCACTCCAACGCCGACTATTTCCTCTCCCAGCGTAGGTAACGCTTTTACGCAGCAATCAACCCGCGACACCGAACTCGACCCGCAAAAGTCTTACAGCTTCAGCGGGATACAAAACACCAGCCGGGCTGGTACGCCAGTACCTTTGATTTACGGCGAAACGATTGTCGGCTCCATCGTGATTTCCGCCGGTGTCGATACTGAGCAGGTGACCGTATGACTGAGATTATCCGTGGCGCAGGTGGCGGCGGCCAAGCCGCTGGTGGCACCTTTATCACTCAAACTGTTGCTTCGCCAACGCGCACACCTGTTCGTGACCCAGATAATCTTGCCAGCAAGCAATACGCCACATTTGTAGACCTGTTAGGTGAAGGTGAAATCGAAGGCTTTCCTTCCGCTGCCGCATATACCAAAGGCACTACTAACTACAACACGGCAGCTCTAAAGGACATTTATTTGGATGGTACGCCCATCCTTAACAGTTACGCAGACCCTACAGTCGCACAAGCTGCAGACTATAACTATCAGAACATCGAAATAACGCCACAGTACGGCACCCAAGATCAAGCACCCCTTGCCGGTTTTGGTGATATTGAGGACGAAAAGTCGGTCAACACTCAGGTCAGAAAGCCCACGCCCGTTACCCGAACCATTAACGACTCGAACGTCAATGCGGTGCGGGTCACTATCACGGTCCCGCGCTTAGAGCTATACAACGATCTAGGTGACGTTCTTGGCAGCAGCATTAGCCTGTCAATCCAAGTTCAGTACAACAGCGGCGGTTTTACAACCGTTATTGACGACACGATCACTGGCAGAACTGCTGACCAATACCGACGCGACTACAAGATTGACCTTAGTGGAGCATTCCCAGTCGATATTCGCGTTGTACGAAACACCGACGACAGCAGTGACAATAATTTAGCCAACGATTTTCAGTGGGCAAGTTACACCGAAATCATTTACGGCCATCTGAGGTATCCAAACAGTGCCTTGTTGGCAATGCGGATTGATGCTGAGCAGTTCAGCAGTATCCCCGCTCGCAGCTACCGACTCCGTGGAATAAAAGTACAAATCCCAAGCAACGCTACCGTCGATCAAACAACAGGACGCCTTATCTACAGCGGCGTTTGGGATGGAACATTTGGCGCTGCAGTTTGGACATCCGACCCTGCTTGGGTGCTGTGGGACTTGCTGACGTCTAGTCGCTATGGCTTTGGTGACCACATTTCTGCAAGCCAACTGGACAAGTGGGCATTTTTCTCTGCAAGTCAGTACGCATCTGAACTGGTGCCAGATGGCCTAGGCGGCGAAGAGCCTCGCTTCTCATGCAACGCTTTAGTCCAAAACCAAGACGACGCTTACAAGTTGATCAACGATTTGTGCAGCGTGATGCGTGTCATGCCGTTCTGGGCAACTGGAACGTTGACGGTCAGCCAAGACAAACCAGCTGATCCCTCGTATCTATTCACGCTCGCCAACGTTAGTGAGGAGGGCTTTACTTATAGCGGTAGCAGCCTAAAAACTCGCCACACCGTTGCTGTCGTTAGCTACCTAAACCTCGACACTCAAGATGTCGCTTATGAGGTTGTCGAGGATCACGAGGGCATTGAAAAATACGGCGTCATCACAACAGAACTCAAGGCATTCGGCTGCACCAGTCGCGGTCAAGCATCACGCCTCGGTGATTGGCTGCTTTACTCCGAAAATCACGAAACAGAAGTTGTAACGTTCACAACCTCCGTAGACGCAGGTGTGCTGGTGCGTCCCGGTCAAGTGATCGAGATTGCCGATCCTGTACGCGCTGGTGTTCGACGTGGTGGTCGAATCATTTCCGCGACGACCACTTCAGTAACGGTCGATGACACTGCAAACACAGATCTAACGACCAGCGAAGATGCAACTCTGAGCGTAATTCTGCCCGATGGCACAGTTGAAACACGCGATATTCACAGAATTATCGGCGTCATCATTGAAGTAACTTCTGCCTTTACAGTTGCTCCCAATAAAAACAGTATTTGGGTTCTCCAGAACAACGCTATCCAAGCAAGCACCTGGCGCGTTATCAGCGTGCAGGAAACAGATGGTACCCAATATGCAATTAACGCGCTGGCGTATAACGCCACCAAGTATGACTATGTTGAGCGTGAGCGGCCTCTACAAGAGCGTGACGTTACCGTCATTGAGCTGACACCGGGTGCTCCAGCAAGTTTCCAAGCAACCGAGACGCTATACGAATCGAATAACAAAGCAGCGGTCAAGATCATCGCTAGCTGGCAACCTGTCCTCGGAGTCAGCCAATACCGTTTCCAGTGGAAGCGGGAGGACGGCAACTGGAACAGCGTTGATGTGCCATCGCCAGATTATGAAATTCTCGACGCTGCCGCTGGAACTTACTACCTCCGGGTTTACAGCCTGAGTGCAACGCGAAAGCCATCCAATGTTCCTGCGGAACTAACAAAATCAATCCAAGGTAAGACAGCTCTACCCACCAATGTTTCTGGGTTGAGCTTGGTGCCGGTTGATGAATCCAGCGCAATCTTGAGCTGGAACCGTGCCACTGATTTGGATGTACTACTGGGCGGCAAAGTTTTGCTGCGCCACAACACTGCCCTAACCGGTGCCATATGGGAGGAATCCCAAGAGATTGTGGCAGCCGCCTCGGGTAACCAAACCCAGAAACAGGTTCCCTTACTCGAAGGTAGTTATCTAGCCAAATTTGAAGATGACGGCGGCAGACGTTCAGTAGACGCACGTGTTGCTGTTGTTGATTTACCTACGCCGCAAGCACGCCTGCTGGTTCAGACGTTTAGGGAGGATCAAGAAACCCCGCCGTTCCAAGGCAACTACACCGACATGATTTACAGCGAGGAACAGGACGGACTGATCCTCAACACTGGCTTACCAGTGGATGAAATGGCACTTGACGGTGACTGGGACGGTTTGGGTTCGATTGATGCAATCGGCGGATCACTGGGCACTGGCGAATACGAATTTGGCAGCACTTTGAATTTGGGCGCTGTTTATGACCTGAACATGCGGCGTCATTTTGTGACGCGACCCTATCTACCTGGGGAACTGTGGGACGACCAAGTTGCACTGATCGATACTTGGACCAGCATTGACGGCGACAACATTGACAAAGTGAATGCCGCCCTTTACGTCCGCACCACTGAGGACGATCCAAGCGGCACACCCACTTGGGGAGCCTGGAGTGAGTTCAGCAACGCGATCAACCGGGGTCGTGGATTCCAGTTCAAGACGATTGCGACCAGCACCGACGCCGACCAAAACATCATTATCGACGAGCTGGGTTGCACACTGGAGCTGCAGCAACGCAGTGAGGCCAGCGATACGCTGACCAGCACGGCATCGACATATGCGGTCACGTTTACCAATGCGTTCTATCAAACGCCTAGCGTCGGAATCACTGGTTTTGACATGGCCACGGGCGACTTCTACCAAGTGCAAAACGTTTCGCGCACCGGGTTTGAAGTAACCTTTAGGGACAGTGCTGGCACTGCCGTCAGCCGCGACTTTACCTACACTGCCATCGGCCACGGACGGGAGATCACCTAATGGCTCAGCACGATTACGACATTGCCAATCAATCGGGCGCAGCCTTCCGTCAAGATCTAAACAACTGTCTGGATGCGATTGTCAGCCAGAACAGTGGAGCGAGCGAGCCAAGTACGACGTACGCATACCAGTGGTGGGCAGATAGCACGACGGGGCTACTGAAGATCAGGGCATCCGATAACGCGTCATGGGTAACCGTTGGCACGCTTGCCAGCACAAACCTTGGCCTGCTGACCGCAGCAACAGCTAATAGCACCTACTTGGCATTAGCCGGAGGCACGGTCACTGGCGCATTAAATATCGGCACCGCCGGTTCGCTGGTATTTGAGGGTGCCACGGCGG